CGCCACAGCTGGTCATTGGGACAAACAATCTCAGAGTCGCACTGAACAAACGCATCAGCTGCAGCCTGAAGACGTGTATTACTACACGGGTCTTCGACCTTCTTGCAGAAGAGGCAGATCTGCCTCACTGCACGAATGCAGTCAACTGATACGTAAGTCCGCAAGGATCCAGACGGGTCGAACACGTTGGACAAGAGTCCCTGCAGAAATGCGGGAATTCCGGATGGAAGTTTCTTGAATGAAACCCACATCCCAGGGCCAACCCGACCGTTGTCAAGACATCTTTCGAAGTCCTGACAAAAAGCTGGAAGAGTGATAGTAACGAAACTATCACCCTCGTGTGCGACCCTGTCACGTAACGTCTTTACGTCGCGTGACAGATCGGCGCCGGCGACCATCTCCACGTCGGAGATGATCAGACACAGAAGGTCTACGAGGCTTTTCACCACTCCTCCTTCTAAGGGGGTAGCGGTCCAAGGTGCTCGCAACCTTCTCGATCACTACGGCTGCCAACTTGATCAAGGCAACGAACAGCGGTGCCATCGAGCTCTCCCTAGCAGGAGAGACCGATCAGGTCTCGCCGTTCGCCATCTTGAGGATGTTGGCAGACGTCGCCCACGCAATCAAGGCATTTGCCAAGTTTTGCGCGTCAGCGGCGGTCAGGCCAGTAGTCGGGAAATCCATCGTGAGCGTGGCCGTCATCGAAGCGGCGATTGAATTCGCCGGGACGAGAGGGTCAGTCACGAAGGAATCCCGCTGCAGGCGCGAGACCGCACGAGTACGGGTCGGCTTCAGCTGGTGACTCAGGTCCAGTGTATACACTGTACCAGAGTCATTCAGCCTATACCGAGAACCGTCCTTGTCAGTCCCGGTACGAACCAGGGACTTCGCGACAGTGGCGTAGGTGATCGATTGGGGATCGGCGAACACGTCGGTCTCCTGTGTCTTTTATGAAAAAGGGTACGAACCTGTGCTAGAGCCTCGTCAGGCCTAGCGCCGACAAGATAGAGATCTGATAAGGCGA